TACCCGTTACTTTAGATACAGATCTTATATACTTATAATAATTAGAAGGTAGTTTATATATTTTATAAGACTCATCAAAATGAGAATGAGCAGCTGCTTCCTCATCTGTGCTTGTAAGTATACAATGTGCGTTTAACGTACGAATAACATCTTCTAATATAATAGCAGCTCTTGTACCAGATTCTACACTGTCAGCAGTACTATATATCATATCGATATACTGTTTCTAGAATTGGTTTAAAAAAGCATATATATCTTCTGTATCAAGTTTATCCTAAAGTTTGAGTGTTGGCAGAATAGTTTGAAGCCTGCGTTCAACCTCTATTCCCAATTGTCTAGTTTCAGTTAATGTCATGCTTCAAGTCCTCTTATTTGTGCTTGCGTTTGTATTCTCGTAGATTCTACATTCTCTAATGCAAACGTTATAGCTAATATTATTAATTCTTCTGCCATACTATCATTTAGCTCAAAAGTACCATTAAAAGCTTGTGTAAATGCAGCAGGCTTTTGTATGTATTCTAGGTTAAGTGTACCAGGGATCCTTGGATCAGTACCTGGGTCATTATTGTCGTAATTATCGTAGAATAATATAAGCCTGTTTGATGCTATCTCACATACTGCATTCTTTATCCACGGTCTGTTTACAATAGTCTATTTAAATCTCTCTGCTGTATTATGATCTACAAGAGTTACTGTGGAAAGCCCACTTGTAGAACCAACAGTAAACGATACTGTAGCTGCTACATAATATAAGAAATCATTCGGTAGATTATATGTTACAGAATTTAATGTACCGCCAGTCCCATTATTGGGAGATGGAGTTGAGGTTTGTATGAGAGCTTGTACATCTGATATTGCTTTTGTATCAGCTTCAAATGGTGTTCTGCGTACATTATTTCCAGTTACTTTTTGAGCAATTAAAGCTAAATAAGCTTTATTTAGAATTACAGCAATTTCTTGTTTAGTAAGCGACGGATATGACGAAGTAACGTTAGCTTTGTCATATTCTATCATGAATTTAATATATATTTCGTTGTGCGTCATATCTCGTTGTTATAAAGAATTATTTATTCTCTACTTCGTTTATAATCGAAAGCTTAAGATCTTGATTCTTCTTACTATCCAGATAAGCAACTGCGTCCTCAAGAGAGTCTGCAAACATATCACTTCCATAGAAGTAGTGTGTTTTATCTTTACGGATAACACCTTTTGCGATAGCATTCTCAAGCAAGAACTCTGTTTCTTTGGTCTTATTGTTAACCCACTTGTCAAAGAACTTCTTAGGATTCTTATCTACCATAGAGAACAATGTAGATTCTACAAGCTCATTAGACATGCGATCGGGACTCATACCAAACAAACGTAGACACTTACGCATCTGTTCGAGTGAAAGTGAATCGAATTCTTTAATAGCATCTCTACGAAGCTTGTTCTGCTTGTTCTGTTCTATAGCTTCTGCCTCGCGGTTAATCAACAGATAATCCTTACCTGCATCAAGCTTGTCAAGAGAAGTAGCAACACGCTTATGACCACTGAGGAACTTGATAATCATTGCTTGACGAGGAATAGAATCATCTAACAGTAACGTACGAGAACTTACTTTTACACAGAAAGTAGTCCAGAAATCTGAAGTCTTTGAAAGATGGCCTTCTTCATAACCTAAAGCTTTCTCAAAATATTTCTCATCTTCAGGGGTGAGACCCGTATAAATCGACCCGGAGCGAGTAAAGTAAGGAGCAATATAATCAAAACAATTCTTATACTTTACAAGACCAATCCAGGGATTCTTCTTTTTAATCTTTAATTCAACTACCATAATTTACATTAGTATGTTGAGCATCTAACAGGGGCCCGAAGGCCCCGTAGAATGCTTATTTGTTTTTAATCAACGATTAGATACCGCTATTAGAAATTTCAGTATCTTCTGCATCGCAGTACAGAATACCACAAGACAGCGGGTTACGAACCATGATACCAACCTCACCGAGGAAGTGTACCTGATAACCATCACGGCTGTTAGAACGCAGAGTGTTAATGCTGTTAGCGTAACCATTAGGAGCTACAGAACCACCAGTATACCACTGAACGAACTCACGACCCTTACGACAAACCTTAACGATGTTAGACTGACCATCAGCGTTGCTAATATCAACGAAGAGGAAAGTATAAGACATCAGGGGTTTACCGGTCAGAGGATGCAGCTGACGGAACATCTCCATGTTATCAAACATGGGGCAACGCTTAACTGACATCTCAATGCCGTTAGTCATCTTATAAGTAGTAAACTGACCACCCAGAGTCAGGTTCTGACCAGAACCGGTGATAAATACATTATCAACCATGTTGAAGCTAGAAGCCTTCTCCTTCAGGATACGGTCAAACTCGCGGATACCCATCTCACCAGTCAGTGCAACGAACTTGCGCTCGTTGGTACCCAAAATGTTGTAGCACAGATCAAACAGATAATCCTCAAACAGCTCAGCCGTCAGCTTAGTATAGTAACGGATGTTAGCCGGAGAGATCTGTTCAAACAGACCAGACATCGTAGGAACAGGGCGACCATTAGTACCCTTATTGATATAAGTACCATCACTCAGACGGTTGCTCTTAGAGAACAGCAGAGCAGTCTCTTCACGCTTCTTCCACTCACGGAGAGCCTTCCAATACTGATAGTCAGACCACAGATAAGAGCTCTTACCAGTCTCGGGATCCTTCAATGCGATAGCAAGAACGGTGCTGTAAGCATCACCCGTGATATCGTAAGTCAAACGAAGGTTCTGGAGGTGGTTACGCATCTTAAACGGAGTCTGATAGTTGATGATATCAGCCTCATCGCTGTACTCCTCGTAAGCAGAACCGATACGGCTTACCTGACGACCAGGAAGCAGGAACTCACCAGGAATGTAAGCAGCCTGAGCACCATCTACAACGTAGCACTCATATACCCAAGCACTACCATCCTGATAAGGAACACCCGTTACACGAACCTGGAACTTGTAATCATCAAAACTGAGGATTGCACCAGGACCGAACCAACGCTCCTCAAGAGCGAGATAGATAGGAGTGTTACCAAGGCCAGGAGTCAAAGTGTTGTAGTTACCAGTAGTAACTTCTGTGCCATTCCACTTAGCCCAGCGAATATTAATAGCGTGATCAGAGTCGATCATTACAGACCACTCGAACTCGCGGTTTTCAATAATCATTGTCTTGCCAAGACCACCAGTCAGCAGATCGATAGTGGTTGAAACACCATCGTCCTTGGTACCGAATACCAGTGAAAGCAGACCAGATACCTCATGAGGCTTGGTCAGCAGCGCGTTAGAAATCATATTCTCATCTACCAGGTCACTGAAACGACGTCCGCGATACAACTGGAGATTATTAAGCAGAGTATTATTCATATATAAATTTTATAATTTAGTACATCAGAACATACCACCTATAAGGTCTGTTACTGACTTTTGTTTATCGTCGGCGTTATAAGTGCTATGATTCTTTGCACTATGCCTTAACATTTTCCTAAGTTTTTCAGCAGCGGATGTTTCTCCGGTAGCCCTTGCATTAGAAATTAAAGTATCAGCTTTCATTGTAAAGTATGCCGACTCAATTAAGTTCTTTGAAAGATTCTTATTGAAATCTTTTGTATACTAAGACTGACCATTTTGATCTACTTTGAAAATATAATCAAACAAAGCTTTACGATCTTCTTTAGGAATTGCAATACCGCGAATATTAGTTAAAGAATTGATATCCTTAGTAACTGTATCAAAGAACTGTTTTGATTGTTCTTCTTGCTGTTTTGCTAACTTCTATTGCTGTTTTTCAGCTTCTTCTACGTCAGCCTGTCTAAGCTGCTTTAATCTATCCAAAGCATCCTCTGATTCCTCAAACAACATATCGCTATCTTCATAACGAGATATCTTCTTATTTATTTGCTCGTCAGTATAGCCTGTGCGTCGCATGAGTTCACGTACAACTGCCTTTTGATTATTCTCATCTTCAAGGTCGATATTATCGAGAGTGAGAGCTTCTTGCTGTTTCTGATAGAAATCTTCAAACTTGCCTCCATTCTTCACATACTCATCAAGAGCTTGTATACGCTCATCTGCATATTCAGGTTTGGAATTTTCAACCACTACGTCCTTCATATATTGGACAAGCTGATCAGTGTTCAAAGGTCTATCTTTCTCATCAATATCGTCCATATTCCACCCAAGTGAAGCACCGAGTGCATCAAAGAAGAGGCCTACTTGTTGTGCCTCTATCACATCAGCATCGGTTGGTTCATCGTCATTACTATCATCAGGTTGATTATTATCATTTACTTGAGTAGTATCAATGGGTGGTACTGTGTCATTATCCACAGGAGGTTCCGGAGTATCATCCTCATGTGCGTTTGGATCATCAGTTGTCTGATCCTTTGTATCGCCGTCCTCAGGTTTCACTGGCGGCTCATCGTCGTTATTTTCTTCTACAAGTGGTATATTAGGCTCCATCAAGGCATTCATATCTGTTACACCTTCGCCTTCTTCGGCGTTGGAATAGATATTGCCGAGGATGTCTTCAAACCCACTTGGAATAGTATTCTTTTTCTTTGCCATATTATAATATGTGATTAGTGTTTCCAACTACGCGCATTATGACTAAACTGTGCTTTCTTGCGCATAGCTTTAGAATATTTTTCGGGGTTCTTTAGAACTCGTCTTTCGAATTCTGCAACACTTGCCCCGTGTGCTTTTGCTGCGGCAGTAAATGAACCGCGTTTAGAAGGTTTTATAGATATCTTACCGTTAGAATACTCTGGTAATTTTCCGTAAGCATAATTAAATATAGGTTCCCAATCATCATCAAGCATCTATAAAAGATTAGGTAGATTTACTCTTGGCTATAAATGAATCATAGGCTTACCAGATATATAAGGACTTATGCTAGTATCATAAGTAGGAATTGTCTATTCTTGTGGTATAGTTGGAATAACTTTAACTGCATCTGGTTGAGCTATATAAGTAGAAATTTTTTGTTCTGAAACTTTAGTAGGAATATTTAATCCAAATGCATCAGCCCATTCAGCTTGTCTTCTTGCGTTTCTTTTTTGTAATCCTCTGAATGGTCTTCCTTGGCTATCAACTTGATTATTACCCCAATCCATCTAACGCATTGCTTCTTGCCAATTACCAGATCTAACAGCTTTTACGAATTTTGGAGATTTTGCTGCACTCAATGTAGAAGGTCCTACATTATAGCCAATATCCATTAATACATATTTTGCGTTTTCTGGAAGTTGATCATAATTAGAAAATACACCTCTAAGCCATTTTTCTGTGTTAGCTAATTCTTCTTTTACAGCACGTCTATTATCTGCGGCAGACCACGAACCTTTTTGATTGTAAATATCTCTCCACTTTTGTGCAGTTAAACCAGAACCCAATGTTATTTTACCATCGCCTATATCTTTTGGTTTAGATAAAAATCCTTCTTCTCTTATAACAGAATCTACAAAATCTTCATACGCATTTGAAGGAGTACCTTCCGCATACTTAGGAAGACCTGCATCATATATCTCGGATACAGCCTTACCGTTTTTATAAGCCTTAAACCGTTCTCTAAACGCTTCTCTATCTCTAACCATATCCGTCCAATCTATTGCCAAGAATGTTAGCAATGATGTTAGTAATGAAATCATTACCTTCATCATGCTAAACATATCTTAGTATAAGTTTCAATAATTGATTATTCTCTCTAGTAAGCTATAGAAGCTCTTGTTCTTCTGCATACGTCATTTCTCTCCTGCTACTTTATTTCGAATAGCAGCACGAGCCTTTACGCGTTCACGTTCAAGAGCTGCATCATCCTTTTGCTTCTGCAACTCCATCTCATGCTTCATACGCTGCTTTTCAAGATCAATTTTCTTATCTTCTATCTCTTTCTTCTGGCGAGCTTCGTAACGCTTAGTATATTCATCAGATGCAATCTTACGCTGTGCTGTAGCATCTTTAGCTATCTCCATAGGATCGGGTATACCATTGTTATTAGCATCCTTCTCTTCTGTACCACGATATGCACTAATCTCAGCTACTGCAATCTTAGTCTGATTATCAGCATCAATCTTATATCTCTCAAGCTCCATCTTAGCTTCTTCAAGCATAAGCTCTTGTTCACGCTGTTCATTCTACATTTGTTGCAATTGAACTGCTTGTTGCTGTTGAGCTTCTTGTTGTTGTTGCATAAGTTGATCCTAACGATCTTGCATATCCTTAAGCTTCTGTTTAATGATATTAAAGTTATCATTTGTAAGCACTTCAGCGGCCTCTAAGAGGCTGGCTCCATTCTACATAGCCGGCTGAATAAGCTGCTGCAACTTCTAAATGTTCTCCATATCTTTAGAAGTGTCGCTTACAAACACATCCATGTCTTCGTTATAGAATTTATCTTGAATGTCTATATATGCGCGCTCACCATTATCGAAGACATAACTCAACTTCTTCTTACCAGTTTGCTGCCAAGCACCTTTAGCTGTATTGAGAAGCATATTAAGTGCGTGACGTTTACATTGATTGTGTGCCCAGAACAATGGTTCTGTAATATGTGAAGATTGCACAACAGATCTCTCTACATTACCTACAAGTTCATTAGAACTAATAGCACCTTCACGTTGTTCTGTAATACCAGATATTGTACCTGCTAATTGTTCGATCTTGTCCATCAGCTGGATGTATTCCGCGATGACATTCGACATAGTAAGATCGAGAGCAGTGATTTGATTAAATGTAGCAGGCTTTCCGCCTTCTCTACCTGGTACATTCCAACCTTCTTCATAAGGGTTAATAAAGTTTACACCAACAGACGATAAGTAGTGCATCCATCTATCTGGAGTGATATTCATAGATTTAGGAATCTATGTAATATCCATGTTTACTACCTTTCCTTTGTCTCTAGCAATGGCCAATTCTAATCTATACCACAGTACGATATACATATATTGTAAAGGCTTAAGGATACTAACAAGGGACCTAGGGCGACTATTGGTATTAGAATAAATGCATCCGCAATAGGGAAGTTTTTGACTATTTGGGTTATCGATTGACACGTGCTGATATTCAATAGGCTAAATACCAAAGTAAAGATCAGATCCGGCGCGATATCCCTCCCAAACTTCGATAATCCAGTCTTGTTCCACGCTGATTTCCATTCCTGTCTTTTTATAAGACTCGTCCATGATTTCAACTTGTGCTTGACCTGCTTCATCAAAGTATGTAACATAATAAATCTTTTTAAATGATTTCCAACAACAGTGCCATACATTGATTTGATTTCTAGACTTCTAATCAAATCTTGGATTATCGTATATAGACAACTGCAGTGGTTGAAAATTATCCACTATATCTTTATCACCACGATCACTAGAAGATCTACTTGTAAGCATTTCATTTAACTTATCAAGATCTTTTTCTGTAAGCTTGTCGAAGTATCTATCATATATCTATTCTACAGATAGCTTCATTCTACGACAGCACCAAGCGCCATCTTCTACAAATTCTAAATCTGGACTATGATCGTGATCAAACTCTTGTGGATTTACTCTTTCAAGATATGGTTCGTCGTTAAGTACACCTACATAATAATATTCCTATCCAGCTATAAGTGCATCTTTCCAACCTTTTATGAACTCATTATCTAATGTAAGTTTTTCTCTTAAGTATGAGAGAGCATGATATGCTGTATTTTCTACGATATCTTTATAATCTTTAGACATATATTTAGCAATAGCTTCTGGAGGCATTACTTCACCACTCTATAACTGTTGCTAGAATTGCTATGCCTCTTCTGGACTCATACGAGAAGTAATAGCGGCCATGATATATTGCATTACCATATCCTTCTCTTTATCCATTAATTCTGATGCAGCTTCTTGCGATGTTCTCACTACCCTGAAGTTCATCGGCCTCTTTGTCTCTTCACCTATAAGGAGGTCTACCTTAGGCCTAATTATATTGAAATCTTGAGGAGTAGCGGGAAACCCATCTTCTACCTTAAATGGATTTGTAATTCGCTTAAAGTCTTTTTCATCGAATATAGAATTATAAAGGTTGTAGTAGGTCTATATCTCTCCAAATTGTGCCCTATTAAATCCTCCAGATGTCACGTTTCCTTCGCCGATTATGAAGTTAACACAATCATGCTACCACTATTCTGTCTTCTTTTTCAATGGTAATTTTTGTTGTGGAAACGTTGCATTGTATAAATTATCTTGTACTCTAACCATGTGTTAAAAGCTAAATAAAGGTATATCGTCTTGTACGCCACTATTATCTTCATCCCAATATCTTTGGCTGAACAGTGGCAATTCGAAGAGTTCAACCTATTTGTTCTATTCTTTTGCAGCTGCCACTTTAACCTAGAAGAGTTCTTCTCTATATATCATTACCATGCACATAGCTATTAGACGGTCTACGTTTCTTACACCGTCATTCTCTATCAACTCTTCTATTAAAGCTTCACTGTATACTCTTTCTAGATTAGGGTGTCCTTCTTCATATTCTTCCATTAACCATTCTAGAATAAGTCCTTCTCCATATGCCCTAATCTATTTAGTCATATGACAGCCTTTTCGGCGCTGTACTTTACTGTCTTTAAAGACTTCCGTAATTATTTTGTCTGGCTGATCAGCTAGCAGATAGTCACAGTGCTTGTTCGTGAAGTAAGGATATATACCTTTACGTTCATTCTCGAACAATAACCTAGCATTGTAGAATATAAGTAATTTACGAACATTTTCGTAATACTCTTCTGCTGTATTAGGTCTGCCTGTGTACTCTGCCACTATTACATCGTTCCAAGCTTCTCCTGCTTTAACGCGTTTAAATATGAACGTTGATCCTAAGGAGTTAGTGAACGACTCGTCATGATCATACGGGTCGCAACCGCCAATGTATAATCCGAAAGGGGGATCTGGGATTGGGTATTCCCATATGACTACTGATCCTTCTGGTTTGTCATCTTTCTTTAAGTGATAAGTAGTTATATCTCCAGACTTTTTTTCTCGTGCTTCTACCCCACCTTTACCATCCCAAGTAAGATCTACAATATGTTTCATATTCCTTAGTTTAGTATTAGTTCTTATTCTTGTCAACTAATCCATTAATAGTTTTCTAGGGAATATATTCTTACCTAATTCAAGGACAGCTTCTTGTGGTTTAATAGGACGTTCTGATATAAATCTATCAATAGACGTCTATGAAGCACCACCGGATTTAACTTCGTTACGTTTTGCTATTGTATCTTCAATAGCTTTTTCTACTAGACTATTTCCATCCTCATCCATAAAGATACGATTACCATTCTCATCAAATCCTTCCATATTTAAATAGAATGGAGAGAAGTAACCGCATTTTGTCTCTTCTGCTTTATCATCCCATATATTAGGGAATGCTAAAACATTATACGCTTCTGGACTATAGAATAGAGTTTTTAGTCCATCAAATTGACCACCTTCAGTACCACCAGTACCAAAAGCAATCATAAGACCGAATGCTGTACCATCGTCATCTTCCATAGATGGTTGGCTAACGCGCCATGCTGTTTCTAAGTTTGGGAATTTACCACTTTCCTCAAACAGTACCAACTTACCACGAATACCACGAACACGTTCTGGATCATTCTTAAGCGTCATACCAGTTATAGCAGATTTATAACCTTGTTCAGTTTCTCTACCAAACTCATCTTTTACTTTAAAACCAGAAACACGTTCCATACGTGTAGCTGTCAATCTACGTTTAGCCCATTCAGTATTCTTGTCTATAAAGTCCATAATCTCCCAAGCTTTAGTTAACAGACCGTCTCCAATAAGAAACTTCTGTTCTGAAGCTATGGCAAAACTCTTAGACTCTTTTATAAGGGCATAGTTTCTAACAAGCATTGACGATCCTTTGAAACTAAATCCCTTTTTACGGGCTTTAAGAACAGCAAGGTGTTTACCCTGCTGTTCAGCCTCTTCTACAGCCTAAAAGAAATAGTAATCACCATCCCAGAAATCTGGGAAATCTAATATACGTTCACGTCTAGTTCTTGTATTACCATAACGATCTGTATATTTAGTATCTGTACGTTTTATAATAGGACTGTAGTTTAAATAGAAATAATGGTAGCCAGTAATAGAATCTCCGTCATCAGCAACATATCCGTTAATGCAACGCTCTGCTTCCTGGTTCCAATATTGTACGTAATCAGTAGTGCCTCGCGGTGCCAGTGTATAACATCCATGTTTTTTAAAGAAAATTGCTGGACCACGGAACTTATCTGTGTTTTTTATTTTCTTATTAAAGTCTACCATATGTGTTTAATTAACTAACTGTAGTGTCGTAAAAACCAGCAGCAGCTGCAGCTCTACGATTATTACTATTATCAGTTTTAGTTATAACCTTACCATCTCCGTTAAGTTCCCACAAGATCTTAGCGACTATTGCGTCTACTATTCCCTACATTGTATTATATGTATTACCACCAATACTTGCAGTTATTGCGGATGATAATTGACTCTGTGTAATATAATTAGCATCGTTTGTAAAATAACTTACATTTGTTGGGAAGTTTGTTATATCACTAATAGTATGAGTATGAGATTTAGGATCTCTAGTATCAGTCAATCTAGAATCATTACCCATTACTACTTGAGTAGTAGAAGCATTGCCAGATGATGGAACGTCTTTTGCTGCAGCGGTACCAAGCGTAGGTTTATTTAATAAATCAGAATAACTACCAGTCTTAGCTACTTTATGAAGGTTTATAGTACCTGTAATAGTTTCTGCAGAATTAACAGACTAAGCAGAATTGTTATTGGTGTTTAATACAGGCTTGTTACCTAAGTCATTATAACTTGTAGAAGCAAACAGCTTATATTTATCTCTACCAGTACCAGATGCATTCTTATCATACCAATATACTTTATTTGCAGATTTATCGATATATATTACATCATCTGCACCACTATATTCTCCATTGATTGGGAAGCTATTAAAGTTTGTATATGCAAGTACATCATTCATGTACTCTATAGCCAGATCATCTTTAATCTGATTAATATCTACAATCTTTACATCTTCTGTATGATCTTCATCTATAAATCTAGTATATACGAAAGTTTTAACTCCGTTTATAGTTTTATAAGAAACACTTACAGGTACTTTAGTGAGAAGATCTATATATTTACTATCTATATATCCCTTTAAATATTCTACCTAGTATTCTAACGATGATTCGAGATTTGTAATCCTATCTTCATCTGCTGCAAGTTTATCTCTCAATTCTTGCAAAAGCTTGTAATATTTACAATAGCAGCAGCAAGGATTACAACACCCACCACAGCATGGATGATTACAACACCTATCGTGTGGGCAACAGTTGTTATGCTCACTATACCCACCACAACAATGCATCATAGGCATGCAGCAGATTAAATCTTCTTCATGACAACAATTGTCACATGGTTTTGTATCACACATAATTTATATTATTTATTTTTAAGATTATTTAATTCAGCCTTTAGAGCTTCGATTTCCTATTCTAACGTCTGAATTCTTGTTTCTTGTTCTTTTACTTTTTTGGCTGTTACAACAGAAGCAACCAATGCTGCTGTGCCATATTCCATTGATACTATATCATCAGAACTTGTACTTGTTATTTCTTTTGCTATTTCTTTCCAATACTAAGCACTAGTTCCTATATGGACGTCATCATCTATATTGGTGTCTTTCCATTTATATTTAAATATTGGAGCGTTTACTATCTATTCAAACGTAGTATCTACATCACCTACTACGTTCTTTAATTTCATATCAGATGCATTACCCCAAGGAGATGATCCTCCTGCAGATCCGTTTACATATAATTTATAACCAGATGGTGGAGAAGTAGTTGCTATTCCTACACTACCTCCACTCGTTATATATAACCTCCAAGATCCTCCAGTAGCTAAACCAAGTCCTAATGAGTTACCAGAGTAGAAATACGCTTCTGTACCATTGTTGCCT